CGGACGATCGAGGAGATCACCGCCAAGGTGGAGGAGGGCGCGCAAGTCTTCCAGCAGGTGATCGCCTCGACCAACCAACAGCAGCTCGGGATCGAGCAGGTGATGCAGGCCTTGCACGGCATCCGGCAAGCGAGCCAGCAGACCGCCGCCGGCACGCGCCAAGTTGAAACCGCCTCAACTAATATCACCCAGTTGGCCCAGTCTCTCATGGCGCTGGCCGAACGATACCGGCACTAACCGCCCGATTGTGCAGCTTCTGCCATGAGGAGCTGCGCACGAGCGATGAACAGGTCGATCTGCACGACGCCGTGGTTGATCGCAGCGATGAGGTTCGCATTCGCGGTATCGATCTGCGCGTCGGTAACCGGCTCCCGTGCACGTAAATCCGCGAGCAGTGCCGTCATCTGATCCCGGTGCCCTCTCAGGTTGATCAGGATCACCTCGGCCCTCGCCGCCTGCAAGCTCGCCGCCTGACCTCGGGCAAGCAGCTCCGCTGCGTTGACATCGACGTGGGCGAGTGCGGAGTGCGCCTCACCTCGCGGACGCAGCGGGATGATCGTTTCGGTCATGGCCTTAGCCCGCCTCGAGCATTGTGGTGCGGTGCAAGCCCGTTGTCTTGATACGAGCAGGGCGCAGTCCAGCGTCAATGGCAGGCTTTATCAACACGTCCTGATCCTTAGCCATGCCTGCAGGTGTGTTCGTTATACCGGCCGGTCGCAGACCCTCACCGCATAGCTCGGCCCGCGCCACCACCCGTGCGAATTCTCGTCCGGCCTGATCGGTCGAGGTCGCCAGCCGCTTGTCGGCAGCCCTTTTTCGGTTCCGCTGGCCTCGTTTTCCCCAGATCTGGAACTTCAGTAGTCGTGCGCTTCGCGGATTTGCACCCTATCCCCTCCGAGGCGGGGTCATGACGGCCCTCCCTTCGGGTAGGGGCAGGCCTGGCGGCATTCCCCTTCCGCACCAGCCGGAGCCAGGCCAGCCACTCCGGCGAGACGATCCGCACGATGTTGGTGTCGTTGCGGAAGCCCGTGATCTGGCGTTCCTCGACGGTCAGCAGGCCCAGCTTCCGAGCCTCGCGGATGGCGTTGCGCACGGTGGTCTCGGCAACACCGACGATCGCCGCCAGGTGCCCAACGGCCAACCGGCAATCCTTTCGGCGGACCACTTCAGCGGCCACGAGGGCAAGCACGCCTTGCTCGGCTAGGGTGAAGCGGGCGGCGATGGCAGGCGGGAGGCGCCCAGAGGCGGCCCAACGGCGGCGGCGCTCCATCGAAGCGTCCGTGCGCGGCCGGGAGCCGACGCCGGGCCTCCTGGGGCTGCTCTGGCGCTCCTGGGGGGCATGCCGATCGGTATGGGCCTCGCTCGGCAGCCGACGAGCCGCGGGCGCGTCCGTGCGTGCCTCGATCAGCCCAGATAGCGACTCAGCCTCGGCCTCCGTGATCTTTCCGTCGCTGTAGGCGCGCCAGAGCGCAGCCCTGACAGCCGGCAATGCGGCGCGCGTAGCCGCCTCCGCCTGCCGGCGGATCTCATCGGCATAGTTCATCGAACCCGGTCCCTTACGGGCCGCGGCTAGGGTCCAGGCAAAGCCTTCCCGTTGACGGAAACAGGTTCCGTCTTGACACCCGGGTGGGTCTCATGGCTTGTGAGGGGAGATCAGTCCGGCCTCACAGGCCCTCGGTTTTTCAGCAGCCTCTTCCTTGCCGGGAAGGGGCTGTTGGCTTTTCAGGGTCTATCTCGCGGCGATGGTCTCCTGAATTACCGGCTCTCGACTCGCCAAGGCGGGACCGGCCGGAACAGCCCATGTCGGCCGGGCGGCACGGTTAAGTCAACGTTGGGGTCCGGCGATGACCGAGCTTGAGAGGGTCGAGGGCGATATCGCTAGCCTGCAAGGCAGCATCCAAATCGCGCAGCTAGCGCTGTCTGATCCCGCGTTGCCTAGTGACGACAAGAGGCGCTGGCAGGCCAGCATCGACCTCTACGAGCGCCACCTATCCGAGCTGCTAGCGGTACGCGACGATCTGCGGTCCTTGGCAGAGGACTAGGCTGCTGCATTCTCTGCGATACAGTTGGATCGCTAATCCAGGGACAGAGCCTTGGCCGAGATGCGGACCGTCGCTGACCTGCGCAGGGCCGGCATCGTCACCAGCCACGAGGTCGTGGCGGCGATCGACGCCTACATGCGGGATCCGGGGATCGGACCCTATCGCTTTGCCAGTGGATACAGCCTCGACGTCGCGGCACTCGTGAATACCTCGCCAGCCTTCGCGATGGTTGGACAGTCCGGATACCGCGAGACCACGTTCAGGACGGTACTCGCAGCGGCCATCATGGCGGCGAACCCGACCCCACCGTGATGCTTGGCCGCTCGGCCCCGCCCCGATCTGCTCACGGGGCGGGGGAGCGTCCGATCTCACCAGCGGTCAGGCCGATACGCAACACGGCCTGTCATCGAGAATGTCGCGGTGCGGTTGCGGTCCGGTGAACGACGCGGCATCGAGCGACCATGATCCGATCCGAGCTCGTCGCCCGCGTCGCGGAGCAGAACCCCCACCTCTACGCCAAGGACGTCGAGGCGGTCGTCGATGCCGTCCTCGAACGCATTGGTACCGCGCTAGCTGATGGGGACCGGGTTGAACTGCGTGGCTTGGGTATGTTTAAGATCCGGAACCGGGACGCGCGTACTGGGCGTAACCCGCGGACCGGCGAGACAGTGCAGGTCGAGGCCAGGGCTGGTGTCCAGTTCAAGCCTGGAAAGGCGATGCGTGCGCGCTTGAACCTCAGCACTATCGACACGGGAGCAGCGTCAGATCTGCTACGGCAGTTGTCGTAAGACAGCTGCATACCGTTGCATACCGACGCTCCATGACATCAACCGCACGACACCCGCTCGACGCGATGATCCGCAAGCTCGGAGGCGCCCACCGGTTCTCGGAGGCGGAGCAGTCGGCCATTAAGAAGTTGCCGATCTCCGCCAGAACGCTGAGCCCTCAGCAGGACATCGTTCTTGAAAATGGTCCCTCGACACAATGCTGTATCATCCTCGATGGGTGGACTTGCTGCTACCAATCGTTCGAGGCGGGCCGTCGTCAGATTTTGTCCTTGCATGTGCCAGGTGACCTGCCTGACCTGCAAAGCTTGCACCTGCCTGATCCAGACTTCGGCATGATCGCCCTGACCCAGGCGAGGGTAGCCTTCGTCCCACATGCAAACCTGCACAGACTGATAGAGCGCTTTCCGGCGATCGGGACGGCGTTGTGGCGCGAGGCTCAAGTCAGTGCCGCGATCCAACGGTCATGGCTAAGCAGCCTTGGCCGTCGGGACGCACGGGGACGCCTCGCGCATCTGTTCTGCGAGCTGTACCTACGGCTTGAGGCGGTTGGGCTCGCCGGCGGCGACATCTTTCCAATGCCGCTCCGGCAGACTGACCTCGCCGACGCACTCGGGCTGACACCCGTTCACGTGAACCGGACGCTGAAAGAGTTGCGGATTGCAGATTTGATCAACCTACAAATTCGTAAACTTGAAATCCTGGATTGGCCGGGCCTCCGAGCAGCGGGCGAGTTCAACCCACAGTACCTGCACCTAAAATAAAACATACCTGAAGATACAGGTTTTTTCCAGGCGACCGTTGAGCCACTGGTTCGAGCCCTGGAGCAACCGACATCGACCTCACGTGTTTGCCTAGCATCGACGTGCCGAGGTTTTGATGGCTCGCTACTTCTTCGACGTGGACGATGGCGATCACAGTCGGGACGACGAGGGGCTGGACTTCGTCAGCGTCGATGCCGCTTGCGATCAAGCGCTTGCGTCGCTGCCGGACATCGCCAAAGGCTGCGTCTCCGAGCGAACAAAGGAAGAGGTCAGCATCACCGTCAGGAATGGAGGTGGCCGCGCGGTTTTCCGCGCGACACTCGTGATCAAGGCTGAGTGGCTGGTCGATGCACCCTAATCATCGACCCAAATCGACGGGGGTCTTGTTCTCTCAAGGATCGGCGCCCCCCCCTTCAACTCTCCTGCAGCGGGCTGCGACGGACGCTGAGCATATAGCGGTCGCCCCTCAGCCCGGTTTGCCGCGATCCGCTCGCGGAGCAAAACAGCCCGGCGCGCGATCGCTACCGCGTCGCAGGTCCGGCAGGGGCCACCACGGCCGGCGGCACGGCATTTGTCGGGATGTTGGCAGGATCGGCGGGACACAAGCCCAATCATAGGCTTCCCACTCGATCGCCGTCACGATCAAGCAGCTACAATCAGACAAAACAGTCGTGCCATGATCGCAAGGTCAACCAACCGCCACGCGTCATCCAGAGGGTCACGCGAGCTGCCAAGCCGGAGCCGAAGACCGAGCGCGACCAGTAACACCGCCAGATCCTGAGCGGCCGCCCGGCTCGGATAAGGCGCGAGAGGAGAGGAGCACCCTCGGCTGGCCTGGACGCAGCCGGGGTTCGAACCCGGCGGCCTGACCGCGCGCGCCAGGTAAGAGCGAGCGACTGGAGGATGATAGAGTGCCGCCCGGCCTACGCCGCGGCGCCCCGCCGAACCCGAACTCGCAGATCGTCCAGCTCACCCCCGGGGGTTCCCGTACCTGAAGAGCGAGGTGGAGGACCAACTCCGGCGTTCGAACCAGAACGGTTCGATTTCACACCCCAGGGGGACCGAACTGGCCCCTAATAGGGGGACTGAACCGCGCCTGGTCCGGGGGGCCGAACCGGCGATGGGGAGGGGGATCGAACGGCACCCAGGTGAGGGGACCGTTCGCCAACCCCCATAATCCTGGAAACATCCACACATCGATCCTCCACCCCTATCCAGGGCCCCCAAGCGGCGAAGGTCGAACGGGTCGCGGGCGGGGCCAGGGTCGAACCCGTGGAGGTGGTCGGATGCACGATGCCCGCCTGCCGGCATCCGGCCTCCTACGTCTGTAAAGGCACGGGGGCGACGTTCTGCGTCCGACACCGTGCCACGACCAACCGGACCGTGCCGATCCAATGCACGACGCCCTGATCCATGCAGCTGAGAGTGAGGCGCTTGGCCGAACGGGATCGGACGGGTATCAGTCCGGCATGACCAAGCGCGAACGACAGCTCCTGCAGGACTGGGCCTGCTCGCGACTTTAGCGAGCAGCAACAGGCTGAGATCGCCGAAAAGGCTGGTTGACCGCCGCGGGTGATCCGGAGCCTCACGCGAACGGCTAAGGCGGAGCCGAAGCCAGCCCGGGAGTAGCATGCCATCGCACCCACCTCCGCGACGGCCGTCCGCTCGCTACGTCAAAGAGCTATTCGCATCGGGGGGCACACGTTGCGACTCGTTCACCTGATGAGGATGGGCAGCACGACCATTCCCGCCGGTCTCAATCCAAAACGTTCGAAGAGCGGCCAAGATCACGCTCAATTCCTCCCGGGTGCCCTTCATCGTGAAACTGCGGGAGTCCGGTGCCAAGGCCATGAGACGTTCAATTTCCTCAGCCATTGCCCGTGCTGCGCCGGACTGATCAGTCGTCATTCTTGACCTCCTGGCAACTGCCTAGCCGTGCCCGCACCTGCGCGACATGCGGCGGCTCGGGGCAGCCCAGCAAGACGCTGATCGCTTGATGGGCTGCCAGCCAGCGCCCGACGATCAGCACCAGATCGGCCCCACCGGCATCGAGGCCTTGGCGGTGCACTCTTTGATGAGCGGCGTGCAGGCGTCGGTTTAGCCACCGCACCCATGCCAGTAAAACAAGGAAACGTGCCATCTTCGACCAAGGCAGGCGCTCAACGGCAGCAGCGGTCGGCGATAGGTTTGGGATGGTCATCGGCATCAGCGCACCCGTGCGAGATCTAGTAGGGCTACACCGGCTGCCGCGATAATGTTTCCGCGCCCACGCCACGGTAGAACACTCGCCTTCACCGGCATCTCGACCACTACCTGCGGCGGCACTGTCTCGGTCGCCTCCTCCTCTTGATCCTGATCGCTCCCACGCAGCCATGTGACCTGACTACCGGTGTAATTCTCGGCGACCGCTAGGGACGGCTCGGCATCGACACCGTTCTCAAAGTCCGGATCACCGTCCATGCGATCGAGAACGGCGATGATGCGGTCCGCAGCGTCGAGGGCGACCTGGGCCGCCGCCTCCAGGCTGGCGCGGATCTCCGGGCCGGTCAGCGGTTCCGACGCTTCCGGAGCGCTCGGTTTCGGACGCGGGGTGAAGGTGAGCACGTCGCCCATGATGTCAGGTCTCGGGGTGTGAAGGGGAAGGCCCGGCGGGATCCGGCCGGGGCGGTACGCACGACGGCAGAAGGGGTGGCGGGTGCCGTTCAGCGCCCTGCCCGTTCGGCCTCGGCGTGGGCCAGTAGGTCCCGGGCGAAAGCCTCGGTCTCGTCGGGGTCGCCGTTCTGGATCACCGGCAGGGCCAGCATCTCCAGGCGGGTCTCGCGGTCGGCGCTGTTCGCGGGTCGACGGCGCCGCGCCTCGTTGTTGGCCGCGGTCTCCACCTCGGTCAAGGCATCGCCGAGCCACTGCATCAGCTTGCCCGGGGTGTTGTGCTCACCGTGGGGGCCCCGGCCCTGACACCGGCCCGTCCAGACCAAGGCGTAGGCAACGCCGCCGACAAGATCCGCAAGGTCGTGGAGCGACTGCAGGTCCTCCAGCGAGGCGGACGCGAAGTCGATCATACCGACGAGGCTGGGCTCGCGCGGCGCTGCCGATGCCGATGTAGCGGCTGGTTTGGAAGCTGAGCTCTCGGCCTGCGGGCTGTGCTGCTCCTCGGCCTGGATTGCCGTAGCACCGGCCACGAGGAGGCGGACACAGGTGGCATCCAGCATCTCGGCGTAGGTTTGCGCCTCGACGCGGGCCGCCTCGACCTGCTTGATCATGTTGACCGGCAAGGTGGAGTCCTTCTGGCCGGCGCCACGAATGAACGCGACCAGTTCGCGCTTGCTCATCCGCAGCATGCGGTCGGCCATGTGCAGGCCGAGGGTATGGGGCGCAAACCGCTCGTGCCACTGACGCGGTGTGCGGATCGGGGTCGGCACATGCACGCCCTCGAAGTCGAGCGAGGCGGCGCTCTCGGTGGTCAGCGGATCGCTGTCCTCTGCGGATGCCGCAGCATCGGACAGGCTGGCGAGATCGCGCAGGACTGCATCGGCCGCCTGCCGGAGCCAGTATGGCTTTGCAGGATCCGGCCCGACGGCAATCTCAGCGAACTCGTCTCGCAGCACCGGCAGCTTGGCGCAGAGATCGGCGACCGATGCCACGGGGAAGGCGAAGATCGCCGGCTGCAGGAGCAGGATCTGCTCGAACAGCGCGTCGCCCTCTTCGGTCTGATCGTCCTGCGTGATCGCCTCATACCGGCGCCGCACGTCGAGCCAGGTCGTGACGAGGGAGAGGAGCTTAGGGTTTGCGTCGAGCGGCCCGGCATCGGTTTTTGGATCGGGGACCGGCGCCGCTTGGGCAGCAGAGGCAAGCCCGGCCTTCAGGTCGGCGGCGCGCTGCTTGAGGGTCGGACGGTCGGCGGCACGGCGGAATGGATTGGACAGCTTGAGAGAGGGCACGGTCAGCCTCCAGGGATCACAAAATGACAGGAGGCGCGGCGAGACGGGCGCCGCGCAGTGGCGGCGTGTCAGGCGTCCTCGTCCATCTCGGCTTGCGCTTGGGCCATCGCCCAGGCTGGCAAGTGCCCATCGGGGCCGGCGTGCAGCGCTTCGTCTCGCTCTCTGTGGTCGGGCTCGTCGCCGAAGCCTGCGAAGCCCGGCGGCAAAGGCTCGCCGGTGAAAGCAAGAACTGCCCGCGTCAGCCCAACGGCGGCCGTAACGGTCGGATCGTTGGATGTGAAATCGGCCTCGACTAGGATGGCGGAAGCAAGCGCCGCGAGCGCTAGTCCGTCGGCAGTCTTGGGCGGCGGCAGGTCGACAATCTCACGGGCGATGGCCCAGCATCGCTGCTGCACGAGCATCGCCGCTTCATGCTTGACCGTCCAACCGGGCAGCCGCGAAGTCACCGGCCGGCTCGCCCGGTCTTCCTTGTAGGAGGTCAGTAGGCGGGCGCGGTACTCGGCGCGTTCAACGGGGACCGCAGGCATCTGCTGCGGCGGCAGGCTCCTCCATGGGGCGAGCGCAATGACTTCCCGCAGGAGCGTCGCCGTCGCGCGGTCGCCTGCGAGGTCGCTCAGCCCGAGCATCTCCCCATCGCTGGCATGGATAAGCCGTGCTTTCGCAGCGACATCATTGAGGTCGCGCGACGGTTCGTCAGCGACGCGCCACAGTACGCCGTCCGCTGTGTCGAGTTCTTGGTGCAGTCGATCATCCGGCCAGTGCTCCTCACACCGTGCCGTCGCCCCGTTAATCCAAGCCAGATGCGCCACGGCGGCATCACAAGCACGAGCAAGGTCGGATGGATCGGGCGCGGGTGCGGCGAGCGTCGGAAGCGGCACGGCGGCAGCTACGGACCCGGCCACGATGGCACGGCGAGTTTGGCCACTGAGGTCGCCGCGCAGGTCGGCGGCGCGCTCCCGAAGGCTCGGGTGCTCGGCATCGCGGCGGATCAGGTTCTTGAGGGAGGTGCGCAGGGACATCGCAGGATCCTCGAGGCGAGGGACGCGGGCGACCGGCCCGCTCGGGTGCGGGTCGGATCAGAGCAGGGTGGCGAAGCCGGTCAGGACGATGCCGCCGCCGATGATGGCGACCGCGGCCAGAAGCTCGCCCGCGGTGTCGAGGAAGCGCAGGGACCGGCTGTGCGCGGTGTCCGGCCGGATCGGGGCGACGGCCTGCCAGGGCTCGATCGCGCCCGGCTGCTGTTCGTCCGGCAGATTGCGGTAGCGGCGATCCACGGGTGCGCGGACCGGCTTGCTGCCGACCGTAACGCGGACCGGGATGGGCTGGCTAAAATTGGGGATGCGGACGTGCTTCATCGTTCGGGCTCCCGGCGGGGCTCGTGGCTGCAGGTCGGTGGTGAGGAGGGAAGCCGACGCGAGGCGTCGGGTTGGTCAGGCGCTAGCTGGGCGAGGCGCGAGCCTTGGCCGCCGAGGAAGTCAGCGGCAGGGCCTCAAGGAAAGCCACGATGTCCGACCGCAGGAGGATCGTGGCCCCGCGCAGCTTGCGCGCTGGGAGGGCGCCTTCGGAGATCAGCTCGTAGAGCAGAGCCTCGCTGACCCCGATCGCGGCGGCGGCATCGCGAGGCCGGTAGGCCAAAGGGTCCGCAGGGGCCGCCCGGGGAGCCTCAACTTTCGGATCAGGGCTGCCGGTGGGCATTGCGGGGCGGCTCACGACGCGAGCCCGCTATCAAGAGCCCAGTGCGGATGATCGCCGTCCGGCCCGTACAGGTCGGGCAAGAGCACCCATAGCCGGGCATCGATCCGGTTCAGGATGTCGTCGGCCACGTCGGAGGCGGCGGACCGCAGGCTCTCGTCCTCGAACTGATCGGCATCGGCGCGCCCGTCGCCGTAGACGTACTGCGCGAGTGCCATGCCCAGGACGGCAGTCCCGATCTCCGCCTGGGTGGTGGGCGACAGCTTGTGCCACGCCTCAGTCAGAGAGAACGGGAGCGGCAGTCGGGACCAGAATACAGCGTGATCCGGGAGGCGGGCAGTGTCGTCTCCACGGAGGGTACGCGTTTGGTCCGAGCCCGTAGCAGCAACGGGAGTAGCCGTGGCGGCGAGGAGACCGGCGGTCAGAACGCGGCGGTTGATGCGGGCGGTCATCGGCTCGGCCTCAGTGCGCGGCCATGTGGCGGGCAAGCTTGGCGGCGCGCCACGCGGCGGTGAGACAGACAGACATGGCCTCTGCCCAGGTGCCGCCGAAGCGCTCCTGATGGGCACGGGCAGCCTTGGCGGCGGCCGACATGATGGCACCGCGGTCGAACTGCCCGGCGGCGAACAGCGGGCGGCGGGTGGTGCGCACCGTCATGTCGATGCGGGCCTTGGCCGACAGCAAGCCAGCCGGGACCTTAGCGCGAGCATCGAAGCCAGCGCGGTCGATGGTGTTCCAAGAGATGGCTCGGCGGGAGGACATTGGCGGCGTCCGGTACTGTTGCTATAATCCAGTTATAGGGCTCGCACTGCGTTCCTGTCAATAGCCCTATAACTCAGTTATTGCGTCGGGGGACAGGTTCCGGTAATGTCCTCCAATCAGAGGCCCGCATGTCCGCATCCGATGTTCGCCTGACCCCACGTCTACTCCGCGCGGCTCGCGCTATGGTTGGATGGCAACAGCTAGACGTTGCCAACGCCTCGGGCGTGCCAAAACCGACGATCTCGGCCTTCGAACTGAAGCCCGAGAGTGGGAAGCTCACCACAATGAATAATCGGGCCCTGGTCGAGGCATTCGAGCAAGCTGGCTTGGAATTCATCCCCGAGAACGGGGGCGGCGAAGGCGTTCGGTTCCGCATGCGGAAGGATGGAACGCGAGACGAGCACTGACTTGGCGGCAGTACGGCGGGCCCAAACCGAACTGGCAGGGATTGGAGCATAGGACATGGCGAGGGCAAGCGAGCGAGAGCGGCGCAATCAGCGCAGGCGGGAGGAGAACGAGCGGGAGGCTGCGGGTAAACCGCATGACGTAGAAGCTCGCGAGTTCGCTGATGAGGTCCGTGACCTGATCAAAGACTTCCGAGGCGAGCGCCCGGTCGGTCCAGCACAGACCGAAGCGGAACGGCTGGCCGCGGTCTTCATCTATCTGCGATCAGTCGTGATCCAGAACCTTCGCCAGTTCCACCACCACCCAGAGATCCAAGAAACCGAATTCGAGCGCGCTCGCGTCGCGCAAGAGGCGCTGACCATGCTCGATGACATGGCGCTGGTACGACGGCACTCAGTGCACAAGTATTTCACCGGAACGCGGAAGATCCTTAAGCCCAAGGGCCCAACTTCGCAAAGCATGTCGATCGAATGCAGGTTAATCGCCTGCGCCGAAGCAATTCAAGAGTCCGGCAAGCCCATTACGATTAAAAAACCCGATGCTATCCGGCTCATTCTGACCCGCCCTTTGCTCTCCGCCCACGTCAAGAGCGAGCGTGATTTCGAGGGCTTCTACAAGAAATTCAGGACTGACCCTGACTATGCCGCAAAAGTCGCAGGCTATCGCGACATCATGGCCCTTACGGGTGTCCGCGATGCCGAGAGCGCGCTCAAGTGGGCCGAGACAGGGATGACTTTTGCGACAGCGCCGCTCCGACTTGAGGCAGCTTCCCAGGTTCGTGATCTTGGGGTGGTGGTGCAGCGGGAAGACGGCGCCCGCGCCTTCGTGCAGCCCACACCATCCCCGCTGCGCACCTTGCCGGACCGCACCGCCGGAGCCCTGAAGATCGCGACGGGCCAGAAATAGAATGGCTTCAGGTTGAGCTTGGAAGGTGGCGCTTCATCTGCTGCCATAGGGCGGTGCCATTTCCCTCCTGGTACGCCAGCCCAAGGGGAGCGACAACGTCCACCTACCCTACTTCCCGCCGGAGGGGTCGCCAGGATGAGCAACGACATCACCCCGGTCGAGGACACCTTTGTCCCGATGAGCGGGACCATGCAGATGCTCCAGCGGGTCGGCGTGCTGTGCACGAAGGCGGCGCTTCAGCAGGTCTGGTGGGCGGGTCTCGCGTTCGACATCGGCCAGACGGCGGTGGAGTTCGGCTACTCGCGCCAGACCGAGCGCCTCCTGAACAGGATCGGTGCCCGTATCGACGCGCTCGAAGATGGGGTCCGCGAACGGCTGAAGGCTGACGAGGTCTACCAACTCTCGGCTCAGGCCGCGATCCGGTGCATGCTGATGGAGATCAACCCTCGGATGGCCGAAGCCTTGGCGCGGGCCGTCGTTGAACTGGGCGTTTCCGATCTTGAGCCGAGCGAACGGATGGAAGTCGCGCGCGGCCTTGATGCGTTGACCGAACCGGCGCTGCACCTTCTCCAGATGCAGTACCGAGCGCAGCACGATCTCCTGACCGAACCCGAGCTTCAGGCGGTCGATGGTGACGTGAAGAAGCCGATGCGCTTCATGGCGTTGATGTACTCCTCCATGCGCTTGACCTCCTGGCTGGCCCCTACGCTCGAATTAGAGCGAGCCGGGTTGATCGCAGTGACGCTCGACAACGGGACGTTCGCCGAAGCGCACACGGCAACCATGGCGATCCGCGGCCAAGTCGTGCATCTCCAGGATGTCTATCCGGCGGGCGAACGTGTCCTCAGGATGTGCTTTGACGATCCCGCTGTTCCCGCCTTCGGGGCCTACGCCGTTCAGCCAGCCCAAGCGCCGAGCGAGCGCGAGCCATGAAGATTGAGATGACGCCGGAGCAGATGCAGATGGTGCAGACGTTCATGGAGTTGCAGGCCACCCATAGTGCTCGACAGGCAGCAGAAGCGCGCGCCCAGGAAGCCATCGCCAGTGGATTGGCCGGGAAGCTCGCGGCCGGATCGACCGATCTGGATGAGCCTGAGGTTCGGCTCCTCCTGACCTTCGTTCAGAACATTGATGTCCTGCGAGGCGTGAACCCCGCCATCTGGACCGAGGACGGCGCCGCGCGTCTACGGGAACTGCAACCCAAAATCGTGGCGGCCAAGACCAAGCTCGACAACTGACGGGAGGCGTCTGCGTGCGTATCGCCGAGGCTGGACGCCCTATCCTATCAACGCCCAAGAACGGCACCACGCAGTGCGAGTCCTGATATCCGATGGTCTCCGGGCCCTACAGTCTCGGCGTGCAGCCCGAAACCGTCGATGGCTGGTGCCGAGTGGCGACGCGTTATCAGGCCGCTGCGCGCACCCTCCTCGCTGGCAAGCATCCGGCCGAGGCGTGGAATTCGTCAGGGTTTGCGGTCGAGTGCGCATTGAAGGCGGCGGTCATGGCGCATCAGCGCTTCAACCGTTTCCCCAGCCGGGATGTCAGGCCCGACCTGTACACCCACGATCTTAAGCTCCTGGCGCGCGAAGCCGGTATCGATTTCAGGGGACTACTCCGTGACCCGATCGCAGCCCATTTCCAGACCGTACTTCTCTGGAGCCGATCGGAGGGCTACAATCCCACGACGATGCCGATGCGCGTTGCGGAGGACATGGTTTCATCGGCCTGCGGACCGAGCGGAGTGATCCAATGGTTGGCTACACGCTACCGCCTGACCATCTGAACACCGGGGCTGACTACCTCTCGGCGTTGCAGAAGCTCGGCCTCGATCCGGAGGGGCTGCTCTGGGCCTATGACCGCACGCTCAACGAGTTCGTACTGGTCCTTGTCACCGGGCAGTTCGATTTCGTCGGCCCGACCGCGATCTACGAGACCCTGACGAAAGCCTACAATCTCGCCGCCACCCCGGAGGCGATCTCGCCGTTCATCGTGCGGCTGCACAGCCCGCAGCAGGCGATCGTGCGCGAACTCCGGACGGCCTACGGTTGGGATATCCGGGTTGATCCTTTCAGGCCGACCGATCCGCCGGGGCTGAGTGTCGATATCGCATTGAACGCGGGCGACCTGACCTTCCGCATTGAGTGGGTCTACCACCTGCGCGAGCGCAAGGTGGCCCCGGCCGAGCGCGCGCGTCGTTGGCGGCGGTTTCAGGGGAACGTCGAGAAGCTGGCAGCCTGAGGTCAGCGATCGGGCCGATCTACTCTACAGTCCGCCACTTCACGGGCGGTAGCTCTGGCCCTGGCGTTCGTGGGCTCTGCTGGTGGAGACGCTGGCGGTCTCCGGTCACGACCTCGGCCAGCCCATCAATCGCGTCTAGGATCCCTTCCGTGGCCTTGTAGAGTGGCCCCTGTGGCGTGGCTCGGGTGAGCACCAAAATGCATTGCTTCCGCCATCGAGCGGCATCCTCAAGGAAGGCAATTTCTTCACATCGAACGAACACCCCGCGTCGCGCCATCGCCTATCCTCCGAGCTTGGCCAGAGAACTAGAACGGACGCCGAACGTGGCGAGGCGGTGACCGTGAACATGGGCATGTTCCAGCCGTGTGTCACCGGCATCCGCGAACAGAGCAGGTCCCGGTGACGGGTTGTTAACCATGCAGGCGCAGGATGGCCGCAGCGACCGGCCTGCGGGCTGAGCGCTGGAAGAGCAGCGCTGGGGCCGTTACACGGTCGGTCCCGGTGCGGCCTCGCCAGCGCAGTCGCATCAAGCCCGCCATTGGAAAACCAGGGCGGGCCTTGTTCGTTTTAGGCTTTGAAAGGTTAGCACTGCGGTGCACCATGGTGCGTCCTCCCGAGGGACACCCACCGGCCCGGTCCAATTTTCCCCCCTCACTTGGAACGGGTCGGTGGGCCTCAGACGCTGAGCAATCCCGCTTCTGGCCGCATGGTCTGCCAGCAACGCTTGGCGTAGCTCGGCCGGATGTCATCTGGTCTCGCCCCCACCTTGATCCCGAACCCCGTCGCAATGTGGCATGGGGCGATCGAGAACATCTCTCCGCACGCCTCGCCCTGCCGCTACCTCACGCCGGCGCAGTGGGCGAAGATGCGGGAAGCGGCGCTCGACTTCTGCGACCGGTTCGGCGCCGAGGCTCACCGGCACGGCTGGACGGATCGAGAGTTGTTCGGCGTCCACCCGGAGCACGGCACGCTCCGGATCGACTATTGCGGTGCGCTGATGGTCGCCGGTGACCGGGTTCAGGGCGTCGAGGCTGACCGCATCGTGTTCGAGCGGACCGCGGCACGCCGGGATAAGCAGGGGCAGGAATGGGGTCCGCCGATCTGGGAGTTCAAGGCGAAGGCCGGTTAGGACTCCCGCGGCTCGCCCATCCCGGTCTCGGTCAGCAGCTCGCGCCCACCCTGCGTCAGAAACCACAGCTTCCGCCCGGCTGCCCCACGCACCGGCCGCTCCTCGACCAGCCCAAGATCCCGCAACACCGGCATGACGCTCGGGTGCGCCCCGTGCCGCATGCCCTGCGGGTACAGGGCGCATGCTCGGAGGGCTTCGAGTTGAAGACGGCGAAGAGGGGCACGGATCTCGGTGGGCATGCCGGCGAATTACCGCCCCTCGACGAGGAGGAACAACACGGTCGAGAGCGCCAGCAGCAGCCCGAAGGCATAGGCGGCGTGGATGTCCCTGCGGTCCAAAGCCGCCCTGCCGCGCCGCGCCATGCCGAGCTTGGTGGTCGTGGCCGCCGTCGCCATCGCGGAAGCCATGACGGCCGCGAACAGGATCCAGCCGGTGAGGGTCTGAGGCATGGCGCTACTGCAGGCGGCCGACGCCGCCGTTCAGGCCGAGCACGATGGCCCAGGCCAGCACGTCCCCAGCGGTGAGCCAGTCGCCGCCGTCCACGCGCCAGTTCTCGAAATCGTCGTCGGGCTCGACGGTGTGTCCGCGGGACTTGAGCACGGTCACCGCCTCCGCGATCGGATCCGCATCCTCGAACATGCGGCTATGCAGACGCGAGAAGCATTCGCTTCCGCGCCTCCATCATGCGCTCCTCGTCCGAACGCTCCACCATGTCCGCAGCGACCTTCTCGACGATCTGCCGCGTGGTCGCCTCGTCCAAACCGAGCCCGCGGGCGAACCCGTCGAGCCGACGCATCATATGCTGGACCGTAGTTCGCTCGGCCGGCTCACTCATGCCTTCACCGGATGCGCCAGCAGGATCGCGGTGCGGACCATGTTGCGCTTGTAGGCGTCCCGGCCCGTCAGAAGCGCGTCCTGGGAGGCCTTATGGCCTGCGACCGTTGCGACGAGGTCGAGCACCCACCCTTTCGCCAGCGGATAGGCCTCAGACGCGAGATCGGCGAGCACGGCATTCACCGCGGCGGTGATCTCCTCGTCCGTCACCTCGGAGACCTTACGCAGGTCAAAGACTGTGGGGTTGCTGGCCATGCCGGAGAGCTACCGCGGGTCCCCTGCCCCGTCCATGAGGCTCGTTCGCGTTGAGCCTTGATCACAACAGATGCGCGATGCCACGCGCCACGACGACGAAGAACGAGAACAGCAGCAGCATGGCGGCAGTTGCCAGCTTGGCGCGCACCCACCCAGGGTTTTCCAATTCATGAGCGACTTAGCTAGAGCGTAGACGGCCGGACGGCCGTATCATCACGGCTCGCCCGGCCCTGTTCACACCCTGACCGCGTCTGCAGCTCGTAAAGCCGAGATAGGACAAGCAGTGCTGGAGCGCTACGGCATCACGACATTAAAGCGCTATCATACTGTAGCGCTACAGCGTCACGACGCTTTGACGCTCTAGCATGGTCAAGCCATAGCACTTTCCCACTGTCACGCTTCCCTGTTACAGCACGACAGCACCACGGGGTCACATGCGCACGATCACGCTCGTCACGCAGAAAGGGGGCGCCGGCAAGACGACGGTCGCGGCCAGTCTCGCCGTCGCCGCCGCAGAGGCCGGGGAGCGCGTCATCGCGCTCGACCTCGATCCGCAGGGATCCCTCGCCGCTTGGGGCGACAGCAGGACGGCGGACGCGCCGGCCGTGGACCGGCTCGGGCCGGATCGCCTGTCGGACCTCCCGAAGATCTTGAAGGCCCTTGGCCAAGAAGGATACACCCTCGCGGTTCTCGACACAGCGGGCGTAGCCTCGACCGGGGGCAATCTCGCCATGCAGGTGGCCGACTTGGCGCTGATCCCCGCCCGGCCGTCGCGCCTCGATCTTCAGGCGACTATGCCGACAATCGAGACCCTGATGCGGCTCGGCATGCGGGACCGGTTCGCCTTCGTGCTGAACCAGTGTCCCGCCGGGCGTTCAGCCCGAACCGTTGAGGCGGCCAGCGGTCTCGGGATGTTCGGCGTCCTGGCCGAACCATCCTTGACCACGCGCGCCGATCATCAGGACGCGCTAGCGGCCGGGAAGGGTGTCACCGAGTATGCGCCCGAGGGCAAGGCAGCCGACGAGCTGCGCGGCCTGTGGGCATGGGCGGATCGCAAGATGAAGGCGGCCAAGGCGTGACCAAGCGACCCTCAGTCATCGGCGGTCTGAAGTTGTCAGACGAGCAGGCCGAGGCCAAGGCCAAGAATGCCGCGCCGGCCGAACCCGAGGCGGCGGCTCAGGCTTCAGAGGCTCAGGCTCCAACCGCCCCTGCCCCGACATCAGCGGCAGCTCCGAAAGCCAGTGGCCGCCGGGCCCGCCCCGAGGTGGTGCATACCTCGGTGTACCTGCCGCGCGAGGTGCATCGGCGTCTGCGTGAGATCGCCTTCACCCGCGACGTGAAGGTGCATGACGTCATCATGGAAGGGATCGACGCCGCCTTGCAGAAGCACGGGCATCCGTCGGCGGCCTCTCTCAAGATTAAGGGCGACGCATAGCGCGATAGCGAGATGGTGCTGTGGCGTCATCGTGCTGTCCCGCTTTGGTGCTATAGCATTACAGCGCTAGAGTGTTGCAGCTAAGCTTCGGCTAGAGAAGCTTCTCAATCTGCTGCTTCGAGAGCTTACCGCCGTTGGCGAGGCAGGCCGTCGCGATTGTCACTACCTGAGCCCAAATATCAGGCCGCGCGAGACGCTGCTCCGCTAGCTGGAGCCCAACCTGGAACACGATTTTGCGCTCTTCCTGCACTTCGGCCGGATCTCTGTCGGCCGTCGAGATCAGAGGTGAGAGCGCAATCGTATCCTGCGCAATCCGCACGTCGCTTGGCTGAGCCTGAAGCGCCTCGTCGACGGCGCAGCCCTTAGTTCGCGTATCGGCGACAGCACCGGCGAGGATGATAGCGACGTTTCGACCAAGGTTCTTACGCTGCTCATCCTCGGGCAGGTCTGGATCGTGGATCAGCGTCGCGACGCCGGCGTTCCCGAAAGCCCCGGCCACCGAGGTAGGGGCATCAAGATCAATCCCATGCCCAGTCGGGCCACCTCCGAAGATGTGAGAGATGACCACGTGGGCCGCCTCGTGGTGCGCGACCTGCTCTCTGTATTCCATGCATCCGCCTCAACCGGGGAGGGAGGCGACGGCCATACACCCGGCCGTCCAGATGCAGAACCTTCAGCTGCCTGTCTCGCGATAATGACCCAACGCCGCTTCGATGCTGTAGCATTATACCGTTATAATGCTTTAGCGTTGCAGCACAGCTGTCTTTGGTGTAACTTGCGATAACACTGCTTCTCGAAAGCGTCGCGCGGATCAGACCGGAAGGGCTGTGAAGAAGTGAAGCCAGAGCTATCTTCGGTCGCCGAAGCGTTCGCCCCGCTTCGCCACGCCGCCTCCGCCGCAGCCCGGAACCTTGGGCTTGGCGCCGAGGCGCAGCAGATCTCGCCGGAGCATTGGCAGCGGGTCCTCTCGGCCGTCGAGGTGCGGATGGGAATGCGCGGCGTCGATCTGCCCGAAGGCTGGCGCGAAGACCTCGCTACGCACATGGGCCGCCCCGAGGCCGACGCCGAGCCAGGGAGTTAAACGTTTCCATTGCGACAAGCGTGCAGGATGGAAACACTTAGATGGATGGAGCCGTGAGCCGAGGGCCGGGCAAGGTAGAGCGGGCGATTGAGGCTGCATTCGTGGCTTCACCCGACGCTGCGTTCTCTGTCGCCGAACTCGGTCCCGTCGCCTACCCCGGCCTGAACCGGGTCGAGAAGCGCCACCGTGTTGCGATCATCAGGGCGGCAGACCGGGTAGCGTCTCGCCTCTGGTGGGCGAAGCTCATCAGCGAACGGCCGGGCGGCGAGGTCATCTACTGCAACACCCTCAACGTGCGATCCTATGCGCTCGGGCGGTCGCGAGCCGACTTCTGCTTCAATAACTTGCCGCTGGAGGTGGTTGTGCGGCTGATAGAGGCGCCCATCCCCGACGACCCCTATGCCTATCGCTCTCGGTGGGACTTAGTCCGACCCGGCGGCGCGTGGTGGAAGCACGTCGAGATCGCGAAAGCGCGGAAGGCTGGCGACATCGCCGAGGCTGAGCGTGTCAGCGAGGAGCTACGTGCCGATGTTGCGCAGCAGTTCGCCGCGCTGAAGGGCAGGCGATGAACGAGCCCGAAATCCTCGTGGCCGAACTGGCTGAGATTTCTGCCGGTCTACCAACGGAAGCCGCAGCGATCGTCCGCGCCTATCAGCGCGCCTCGAAGGCGGACGCCACCGTGAGGGCTTACACCTCGGACGCGAAGGTGTTCGAGGCGTGGTGCGCTCAATATGGCTTCAGGCCACTCCCGGCGACGCCTGAGGCTGTGGCGGCGTTCGTGGTCGCGGAGGCCGAGGATGGCCGTGCAGCCTCGACACTCGGTCGCCGTCTCGCGGCCATCCGGTACGTGCACCGGCTCGTTGGCCAGCCCGACCCGACCGACGCCGAGGGCGTCCGTGCCGCAATAGCCGGGGCCCGGCGCAAGGTCGGCGTAGCTCCCGCTCAGAAGGTCGCGGCAACGGCAGAGATCCTTGCGGCCATGCTGATGCGGACGCCAGATACCATTACCGGCAAACGGGATCGCGCCCTTCTCGCCCTCGGTTTCAGCGGTGCGATGCGCCGTTCCGAACTCGTGGCGCTCAACGTGGCTGATCTGATCGAAGACCCTGAGGGCCTGCGGGTTCGAGTGCGACGCTCGAAGACCGATCAGGAGGGCAAGGGACTGGAGAAGGCCATCCCGCATGGGCGGTACATCCGGCCGGTGGCGCTGGTGCGGGAATGGCTCGACGCGGCCGAGATCATGGAAGGCCCGGTCTTCCGGCCGATTTCACGATCCGGCCGGGTGCTTCACTTCGACAAGCAGGGCGAGCCGAACCGGCTGACCACCCAGACCGTGGCCGATCTCGTGAAGCGGTACGCCTCGGCCGCTGGATACGATGCCTCGACTTTCGGCGCCCACAGCCTGCGAGCGGGCTACATCACCTCGGCGGCCGAGCGTGGTGCGGATCTGGCCCGGATCATGGACCAGTCAGGCCATCGGGATGCGGCGACGGTCATGACGTACATCCGGCGGGCGAACGCGTTCAAAGGGCATTCGGGGACCGGCTTCCTGTGAGCCTGGAAGCCCGCCTCATGGTCGAAGACTATCCGGCGCTCGATGCAGTGCTCAAATTCGCCAACTCGGCCGGGTGCTTCGTCACCATCAGCCTAATCATGGATGGCTATCCGCCGATCTGGTTGGTGAACTTGTGGAGTCCGAACGGGCCTTCTGGGGGGGCCAATTCGCTCCTGTACTTGGGGCTCTGGAAGCCTCCGGCCGGAGCGTGGATCATCTGAGAACCGCGGGACCGCTCGCTCGTGACAGCAATCTTCAACTCTCAGAGCAAAAAATCATAGACTGCTTCGGGAAGCCGGTCGTCCGGGGATAAGAACGAGTGGTGTTGGACCGTTTCGGGCATCTCGTAGAACAGCGCCTCAACCACACCACCGAACGTCGGCCCGTCGCAATCCGGAACCGCCCCCTTGAGGGCGAACAGACGTACCCTGGCGTCACGCCGCCGGGCGTTCAGGTCTTCGCCAGCCGGGCTTTCTGATCCCGCGAGAAGCGCCGTCCGGAAGATCTGAGGGCTATCGTAGCCCAGGCCACGAGCCATCCCGGTCGCGATGCTGTCGCTCTCGGTAAGGCCCCCGAGGTGGTAGGCCACCAGGATATCAAGCAGCTTGGAGATCGGGTGCAGGGGCTGTGGCGCTGTGCTCGACGCGCCCAGGGCCTCCAGCTTCTCCAACCGCTGGCGCAGGCTGGTAACGTTCATGACGGTCACTCCCACGGCGCCTGAGCCCCCTTCAGCATCGCGTCGTAGTCGGACGCGAGTTGATGGACGGTCGCGGTCGCGAAGTATGCCTCGGCCTCCGGTGAACACGGATCGTCATCGTGCAGCGTCGCCTCGTACCTGCGGGCAGCTTCCTCGCGCTCCTCGGGCGTGAGCCTGATGGGTGAGGCGGCGCGGGTTGCCTCCAGCCGGGCAAGACGGATCAGCAGGTTGGAGGTCATGCCAAGGCCCCTTCCGCCATCCCGAAGAAGGTGAGGGCGCGGCGGATGCTCGCCTCGGCGTGGTCGAACTTCGGGTGGTCGCTCGGCCAGTGATGCGGCGTGCCGGGCAGTCGCGCCGCCTTGGCGTGCGAGATCTCGTCCAGGGCGCCGACCATCATCTGGAACATGGGACCTCTGCCGATCCCCTGAGCCGATGGGTTCTGGACGTACTTTTCGACTAGCGCCGCCTGGGCTGCCTCGATCCGGGTCCGCCAGTCGTCAGGATCAGCGAGGGAGCAGGTCTCCATGTCGTCGCGGTCAATGTAGCCGAGGCCGCGGGCGAACCCGTCGCTGATGCTGTCCTGCCGGTAAGAGGGTGCGGCCTCGGACGGCCGAGGATATCCGCCGAGGGCGATGGCAACGGCGTACAGGTTCGCCTCCACCATCTCAGGCGGCATGGGTACGGCGGCTTCCGCTGCCTGCCCTGCTTCGAGGCGCGCCAGACGCTTCATCAGGTCCGAGATCATCGCGCTCCTCCGGGGCTGTCCAAGTTGAAGGTGAAGGACGATCCGGCGCTGATCGGCCAGTCGGCTTTCCCAGCACGGGCTCGGTCATCCTCCGTCACCAGATCCGGGCTCAGGTCCCGGAGCGGCGCGCGGCCATTGTGGTCGTGGGCGGCGAGGTTCATGACGAGGACGCTGTCGTCATCGTGGATCGCGTGGCCGCGTTCGCGGAGGAACGTGACGATCTCGCCGACCGGCATTCCCCGCGGCGCCTCGACCCGGAAGGCGAGATGCTTGCCTTGCGAGGGCAGGGCCGTGGCGGCCTCCAGCCGGTTCACCCTGTCCATGAGCCTTGGAGTCATCGCTTGCCTCCTGCGGCCTGCTCCAGCGCACTCAGCCGGGTCGCAAGATCCACGGCCTCGATCGCCTTCGTGTGGGCATCCACGAGCTTCGACAGTTCAGCGGCCTCGCTCGGGGTGATCTCACCGTCCGCCACGCCCTGAAGGAGCGCCTTGGTCGCCTTGGTCAGGTCGGCCGCGGTTTCGATCTCCGGCAACACGAAGGTGATCGGCCTGTCCTTCCGGACGGGCATCAACCTATCGAGGCACATCCGCAGCGCGACGGTGTCGCCGTCCAGCGCCAACTCGATCACCTTGCGGGTCAGAGCCTCGCTCTCGCCGTCGAAGATCGCTTCCAGCGCCGTGGTCGAGCGGTTGCGGGCACCCTTCGGACGGCCGCCAGGATTGCCGCTGCGGCCGGGCTCGAACTGGGTGGTCTCGTTCGCCATCAGCAGCCCCCCGTGAGGTGGCCGCCCCCTGTAAACAACAGGAAAAATACAGGACCGCTGATCATTGGTAGCGCTCGCGCGAGATGTACTTCAGCGGCAGATCGACGGGCCGCCCGTCCTCGGCACCGACGACGATCCGGATGATGTTGAGGTCTTCGTCCCGTACCTCGTGACCGCACTCCCGCAGGAACGCGATGGCAGCACCTTCCGGCATGTTGTGCGGCCCCTGAATGGCCCAGAGCACCCGGCGGCGATGCATGGGACTGAACGCTGCGCCCTCAAGCTTTGCGAGGCGGGAATGGAGGCTTTGCATAGTCTCTATCCAAATTAGTCTGACGATAGATAGCACCTAACAATAGGATTGGCCTACTGCATCCACCGGAGACATCCTTCGGTCTCGCACTGGCCGTGCAGGTGGCCGTTGCTGCTGTCCCGAACCCAGGCAAGGCACCCCTTGCACGTTGGGCACTCGACGGTGCCGCTATCGCCGTCTTCGGCGTGGATCGCCGCGAAGACAGAGCGCATCGGTTCAGGTTCAGTCGGCGGGTCAAGGAAGGCGACCTTGAGCCCGTCCGCGAGGCCCTGGAGGGCAGCAACCGCAGCCTGATCGCGCACGATCCTTGAACCGTCGCGGGTCTCGATCGTCATGGCAGTGATCAGCGCCATCTGCCGGGCGGTCTCGATCCCAGCGTTGAAGGCGGCGCGCTCGCGGGGCGTCATACCAACCCCTCCAGCCCGGCCATCTCCTCGTCGGTTGCCGCGACGGCCGAGCACCACTGCATGTGAACCGGGATAGGCATCTCGTAGGTCGGCACCCGGTAAGCCCCAAGGGCATCGCGCCGGATCTCGCCGCCCGTCTCCTCGATCAGCCCGGCATCCAGGAGGGCCTTGAGCGTCTTCGGAGAGCATCGCGGGGGCTGACCACAACCGATGGCGTCGAGGGCACGACGCTGAGCAGACGTGCGGCCGGGGTGAGGAAGGCGAACGGTCTCGGTGCTCGGCATGGCAACTCCTTTCAGGCTGTGCGGGCGAGGGCGGCGTAGGCGGCCCAGATCTGACGGCGGTCGTTGGGAGGGAGGGCGTTGAGCGCCCGGCAGGCAGGCTCCAACGCGGTCACGTCTGTCTCGGCGCGGGCGAGAAGGCGGCACAGGTCAGCGGCGCGCGGCCCCGCGAGAAGGCGGGTGGTAGCGCGCAGACCACGAAGGCGGGCAACCTGTTCTGTGGGATCGATCCCGTCCGCGAACGGTCCCCAACGATCAGCAACGGGGATCATCGAGCGCCCCGCGCAGCCCGGCTCGCCGGTTTCCAAGTTTTAGAAACCGCCCGTTTGCCCGTGAACGCGCGCGCGTATGCGTATAGGCAGGATGGGGAAGTTTCCGAAATTCTGGAAACCTGAAACCTCATCGGCCACCTCCATCGCGGCTGAATTCGGCGTCGGAGTTCAGGCGGATGCCGCGGTAGCCCTTGGTCCTGATGGCTTTGATCTGGACCGGCTCAGGGAAGCCGCGGCGGCGCATCGACTCCTTGAAGGTCTTGCCCGTACCGGCGGGCTCGCCTGCAGCCTTGGCGTAATCTGCCCAGGCGTTGAACAGCACGACCTTGCCCTCGAACTTGTTGACGTTCTCGCGGTCCACGTCGCACCGCTCATCGAGGAACTGGCCGAAGACATCCTGGTCGGCGAAGTAGTCCTGCGTCGCGGCCAGGACCGAGGCGGGCTTGCACAGGCCCTCCCTCTGCCAATCCAGGCAGCCATCGATCATCCAGCGCAGGATGCCGGGCCATTCCGCCCTGAGTTGCTCCTCCAGCGTCGGGTCGGGATGCGTGGGCTTGCGGGTGAACGGGATGATCAGGAACCGGCGCCGGATGGCGTCATCGAGGTTGGTGATCGCCGGGGCGTAGTTGCCGAGCACCGTGAGCTTGAACTGCGGCCTGAACTCGAAGCTGTTCTGGCGCATGAACCGGGCACGGATCGTCTCGCCGCCCGTCAGGGATTTCACGCGGGCCTCGGCCCACCGCTTGCCAGCCTCGGTCTCGGAGGCCGACACCATCCGGGCCCCGGCGAGCGCAGCAAGTTCCTCAGGGTGACGCTCGTGCGGGGACGCAGTGAACGTCTCCAACCCGGCGACCTTGGCGTAATCGCCCATGACGCCGCCGAGGATGTTGGCGAACACCGATTTCCCGTTGCCGCCCGGCCCGTAGAAGAACGCCAAGGATTGCTCCTGCGTCGAGCCGGTCAGGTTGTACCCCGCCCACTGCTGGAGGAACCGCATCAGTTCCTCGTCGCCGCCGGTCGCTTCGTCCAGGAACAGGGTCCAGCGGGGGCAGTCGGCAAAGGCCGCGGGCGTCACGGCGGTGGTCTTGGTGATGTGGTCCTTCGGGTTCGGGGGACGCGTCTCGCCGGTTCGAAGGTCCACCGTGCCGCCCGGCGTGCCGAGCACGTAGAGATCTCGGTCCCAATCGTCGGTCACGACGGCGACGCCCTGATCCCGGCTCGCGTGCTCCTCGACGCCCTTCGCGAAAGCGGCCCGCCCCGCTCCGCGCTTGGTGCCCGCGCTCTCATCAATCGACATCTCGCGGGCGAGGTCGCGTGCCCACGCGAAGGCGCGACGGGTCTTGTCCTGCTGCCACCGCTGGCCGTCGAAGATGAACCACGAGCCGATGGAGTGGTCGTAGCGGACTCCGGGACCATGACGCCGAATGAACTCGACCGCGACCCGGTCCTCCGACAGGATCTCCCCGGTCAACGCGGCTGCTGCGGCGGCCACGGTCGGGTCGCCGGGGCGCTCGCCCTGGGGCCTGTAGGTCTCCCGCCGAATATCGTCGGCGTGCTGATCGTGCTCGCTCAGGCTCATGCCGAAGCGCCTCCCATCACGGCATCGTTCAGGTCTTTGACCCCCGCGGGGGGCCACACGATTTCGACGGCGCGCCCAGCGGCATGCCAACGTGCGCCGACCGCCTCGACCGCCTTGCGGCTGGCACCGGCATCGTTCTCGCCGATCACGACGAGGCGCTTCACGTTCGGCAGTACAGGCAGGCGCCCGATGGCCCCGGACGTGCCGAGAGCCCAGATTGGGGTAAGCCCGTAGTGCTCGCGGGCAGCGAGCGCGGTCTCGATCCCCTCGGCGACGTGCAAGGTGTCGGTGACGGCGGACACGGGGTCGAGCATCACCGCAGCACCCTCGGCGGTGCCGAGCATCTTGCGCCCGAGCTTCACCCCGTCCGGCGTCAGCGCGGTCCTATGGACCCCTATGATGCGGGCGGTGGTGATGCAGGTGAGCGGCGCGACCTGCGCGGGAGCGGTGTTCTGCTCCCACGGACAAGCCGGATGGTAGAACAGGGCTGTCCCCGCAACCTCGGGCGGCAGTGTCAGGCGCCGCCGGTTGAGATGCAGTTCGACCGGCGTCCCGAGCGGGTTCTGACCGTCGCGGCAGATCGCTCGGGCCCGGTCCTGGCGGCGAGCTATGGCGGCACGCTCCCGAGCCTCAGCACGGCGGCGAGCCTCTGCCCGACGCTGCACCTCATCAGGGTCGAGATCACGGGGGCGGCGCCAGTGATCGTTCGGCAGCCCAAGCTGAGCCGCCACATAATCGCGGCAGGTCATCCAGTCGTCGTCCGCGAAGCTCTTGACCACGAACCCGTCCGTGGCGTCGGCGAGGCGAACGCTCAGGCTTCGGTCTAGGCGCGAATGTCCCGGTCCAGGAGCAAGCACGCGGTCACCGCGCACTTGCCCGCCGAGCGCCCGCGCAATGTCGGGGAGGCTCAGCGTCATCCGAAGCGCTCCTCGAACCGGGTGTGGATGTCCCGCAAGATCGTCTCCTGGCGACAGGAGAGGTTGCGGCCCTGATCGAGTTGTCGGGCGAGCGAGCCGACGAATTCCGTCTCCCACGGCGACAGGAAACCGTGCGGCGCCGCACGGACCTTGGTGACCTGGGCTTTGTGCCGCCGCCGGGGGTCGAGATCCCGGTAGGTCTGGCGCCAGTCGCCATAGCTGCGCGGACCCGGTCCGGGCGGCTCCTGCGGCTTGTGGATGTACCGCACCACCTCCTGCGGCTTCTGGACGATGTGCTCCGCGAGGTCGTTCAAATCGCACCCGTTTGAAGACAGGGTGCGCTGGAGCATGGCCGCAGCCGTCGTCACGACGTGCGGGTTGTCGCTGCCAAATTGGCCGATGATCTTGCTGACCTTCACGGCCAGGGTGTCGGAGAGCGCCGTCATGCGACACCCCCTTCGATCTCGACCAGCCAGATCGGCAGGTCCATCGGCACGCGCAGACCGCGCGCCAGAGCCACGTAATCCGGCCGGGCCGCAGCCCAGTCCCGGAACCACGTCTCGCGGAACGGCTCCAGCCACTCCGTCCCGGCCTCGATCCACTCTCCATGCATCGACAGCGCGTAGAGAGCGGCGGCCTCCAAGCAGTCGATCTCGGTCTCGCCCAGGTGCTCCAGGGTCGCCGTGAGGAGCATGGAGAGGCTGAGCGGGTAGAACTCGCCCAGCACGCCTTCGCCGACGGCTACCTGCCGGAGGTTCTCGCCGATGATCCCAAGCAGGAACTCCGCTCGGTCACACCAACGGTGGTGATCAAGGATGCCAGTGATCCACTCCTCGACCGGGGTGAGATCCTTCCCCGGCATCTTCGGGTAGACCGGCACGTCCGGACGCGGGAGCGGTACGCGGGGGCACTTATGCCCGCCGTATTCCTCGAACGGAGGCATAACCCCGGTGGCCTTGGCCGCGGCGATGTACCTCTCGCGGGCTGCGGGCTCGTAGATCCCCGCGCAGAACGCGGCGCCCTCCGGAGTGAACAGGACGTGGTCCGGTTCTCCCGCCTCAAGGCTGTCCGGGTAGAAGACCGGCACGGTGATGCCGTAGGCCGTGGGCATCGTGCCGTAGGATCGGAGCGCCGTCATCGGGCAGTCCTCCACGACTCCGGCATCGACCCGTAGGCCAAGGCCGCCAACTCGGCCGCGACTTCACGGCTCACCGCCACTCGCGAGATGATCTGTCGAGCCCGCAAGATCTCGGGCGGCGGCATGTCATCGTAGTGGCGGAGTACGGTTTTGAATTGCCGCTGAGTGGCGCGTGCGCTATGTACGGGGGGCAAGATTTCAACTTTCGACCGGCCCCGGCGAGCGACCCTCGTGCGGGGCCGTTTTTTCGTCTGGGCTGCTGCGGAAGCCAGCGGGCGGACCCGCCAGCGGCGGATCACGCGGCGGCTTGGGCCGCGCTTCTGCGGGAGCCCCTACGCGGGCGCTCCGGCATCTCGGTTCGGCGGCTCTGGACGAGCCACGCCAGAAGATCCCAGACGAGGTACTTGGCGCCGAAGGTCTCATCCTCACGCCGGATGAAAGTCGGGCCGGTCCCGTTCAAACGGCGCCTCCGGAACCTATCTTCCGGCTCGCGCACAAAGGCGGCGGCCTCGCTCTCGGTCAGAACGATGTTGCGCGGCAGTTCGAGCCCCGGCGGCAATCGAAAGTCATCCAGTCGAGGCGGTAGAAGTTCTGCGGCGGCGTCCATCGGCGAGCCCTCGGCTTCGATGGATGCAGTGTGCTGGCTTACTTTCCCGAGATCGACAGGGACGATCCTGGAATTTCTCCGACTTTGAACCGGCTAATTTCGGAGAAACTCCGCGATTGATCCTGTCGATCTCGGGAAATCCCTGACGTACCTTCGCTTGAGTGATTGTTACGAGCGCGGGGTGCTGCGATGCTTGACGCCTTCAACACAAGCCGCGCCGGTCTTGAGGACAGAGCCCCGGCAGAGGCCGAGCTTCGGCGCATCACCATTCATCCTGACGATGTCACGCACGCTTCTGACGAAGCATGTGTGCTGCGGTTCGCGGTGATTGGGATTAAGCCGCTGGTGCCTATCCACCCCGGCGATGAAGGGTGGGTGACCTTCCGCGGAAAGATCCGCCAGTGGAAGGGAGAGCGCTGATGGCTCGCGGGAAAGTCGATCAGTACGGAGTTCACACGGACAATCGCCCAGACGGCCTCCGCTATCATCAGACGGTCCACGAGTTCGTGATGGGCGGCCACAAGTACGGCTGCCAGCCGCTCAACCCGCTGGAGCAGATCCATATCTCCCGGCGGCTCGCCCCCGTCATCCTGAGCGCACTGAAACCTGAGGGCGGGCGCAAGGCCATCTTGGCGCGGCTGACCAAGTTCGCGAACCTCGCCTCGACCGAAGACGGCGCGGCGCCCGAAGTCGTCGCCAGCGACCAGCTTGTGGCCGATGCGCTGGACCTCGCCACCAGCATCTTCGAGGCCGCCGCCGCGACTGACGAGGAGTCGGTCGATGTGATCATCCGGAAGTGCGGGGGTAAGATCTGGCGCAAGAACGAGGGCGGAGGCGGCCAACCGATCTGGCATTCTAATCAAGATTTGCCGACCTATCGCGACCTCGACGGGTTCAAGGTGCTGGCGCTCGTCTCGCGCTACCTGTTCGTTGAGTTCAAGGACAGCATCGCCGAATACATCGCCTCTCTGAACCTGAAGCCGGGTCCCGCCCTGATGGCGGCGGCTGGGGCCGCGGCCCAGCAGCGCCCGCCCGGCGCGCCTGGGGGGCTCTGACGATGGCCAATGGCATCTTGCTTCTGGGCGGCCCCTTCCAGATCGGCGGCATGTTCGTCCCAGACGTGACGGTCGAGGCGGTCGGGCAGGACGCGCTTGGAATTACGGGCGCTCCGGTCGAAACCGGCGCGACCATGACCGACCATTCGTACAAGCTGCCCGTTCGCTTGGAGATGGTTGCCGGGTGGTCGGATTGCGGCAAGTACAACGGTTACATTCGGGGTATTTACGAGAGACTCCTTCGTCTTCAGGCGACGCGGATGCCATTCTCCATCTTCACGTCTCGGCGTCGCTACCCGAACATGTTGATGGAGAGCATCACCGACCCAATCAGCGCGAACACTTACACTGCGATGCTGCCGCGGATCACGTTCCGCGAACTCATCATCAGCCGCACTCAGACCGACAGCGCGACCACGGCGAAGTCCGCCTCGAACCCCGCCAATCAGGCCAACCCCGAGAGCACCGGGGCGGTCACGGACCGTGGGACTGTCACTCCCCAGGCCGTTGGAGCGCAGTCGTTCGCGGGCGCCTACAACCCCGGCTCGTTCAACCCCGGCACCTTTAGCGCCGATGGTGGGTCGGTTGGGAACGGCAGCTTTGGCCTTGGCGGCATCAACCCGCCCACCGCCTCCGCCATCGACTACAGGCAACTCAGCGGCATCAGCCCGCCCATGTCGATCATCCTGCCGGAGATCAGCGTGACGACGGGGCCGGAGGCGATCGGCGGCCTCCAAGCGGCCGGGCCGGATCAGTATTCCATTTTCGGAGGTGGCCCGTGACGGTGCGGATCGAACTCCCCGCGGTGCCGTCGCAGTTCCAGCGGTTCCGACAGGATCTCGGGGGCACGACCTACAACTTCCGCCTGACCTACAACGCCGCTCAGGATGGCTGCTGGGTCATGGATATCGGCGACGAGAACAGCGTCGTCCTGGTCGCGGGCATACCCCTCGTCTCCGGTGTCGATCTCCTCGCGCAGTACCGGCACCTCGGCTTCACCGGCAGCCTCGTGGTCACCACGGACCGTGGCGCCGGAGAGGTGCCGACCTTCGACGGTCTCGGCGAGACCTCGCACCTATTCTTCATCCCGGACTGAGCCGATGGACGCGGAACCCGGTAGCCACGATGCGGCCCAGGCGGCTCTGGGCAACCAGCCGAGTACCGAGGAGGTCGTGCGCGCAGTCGTCGAGGCCATGCGTGCCGAGACTTTCACGAGTCTGCCGGTCATCGTGACCAAGAAGTCCGAGGACGGCCACACCATCTCGGTCAAGGCCGCGGTGAAGATCCCGCAGCGCCAGGACGACAACTCCATCGTCCATGTCGAACTGCCGGAGTTCGCCGATATCCCGATCAACTGGAGCGGCGGCGGCGGGCACACCCACACCTTCCCCACTGAGGTCGGGGACGAAGGCTGGATCGACTTCAGCACCCGCGGCCACGGCGTCTGGCGCCAGCAGGGGAACGTGCAGCAGCCGGAGACCGGCGAGGTCAACGGTCTGGGCAGCGGTCGCTTTCGGCCCGGTGCGCGCTCGGATCCTCGCAAGCTTCAAGGGGTCTCGACCACTTCGGCCCAGACCCGGACCGACGACAAGAAGAGCCTCCACGACGTGTCGCCAACCGGGATCACCACGATCCGGGAGGGGGCCGCGCATCAGGTGAACGGCATGGCCGTGCAGACCGAGGTCGGGTCCTCGCAGCACCATGTTGATGGGACGACCATCCAGCAGGTGACACGCAAGTTCCTGCACAACTGCGGGGTCGGCTGATGGCTGGCGGCGTCGCGCTCCCGACCGTTCTCCAACTTCTCGACGGCACGCCGCACAAGAAGGTCGCCACCGCGATCTTCGAGAACCTGCCGCTCGCGAAACTCCTTCAGGGCGGCGACATCTCGGGGCTGATGAAGAAGGTGCTGGCAGACGGCAACCTGTCCTCCGTGCTTCAGAACCCCGTGGCTGGCCTCACACAGGGGCTACAGGGCCTTGCGGGTCAGGCGGCTGCCCAGCTTCAGGCGGCGCTCGGATCGGGCGCAAGCGGGCTGATTTCGGCGATTACGGGCGCGTCCGGCCTGACGAGTGCCCTGTCGGCACTTCAGGCGGCTGGCGACAGTCTCGTGGGCCTGACGAACGGGCAGGCCGGGCTCATGGCGCTCGCCGGTCACGACAGCCTGCTCAGCATGCTCGGCGATGCCGCCCCGGCCGCGCTCGCCGCCACCCGCGTTCTCGGGCCGGTGATCTCCGGCGACCTTCTCGGGGGCATCTCCCAGGCCCTGCCGGGCGTCGTGCAGAATGTGATCGGCGGCAGCATGGCGGTCGCGGACGCCACCGCGTGGGTGCAGGGCCAGATCGCCAACATCTCGGCCGTGGTCTCGGCCAGCGCGGATGCGCTCGCGCAGGGACAGTCAATCCAGATGCTCGCCTCCTCGGTGGCGACGGTCTCGGGCCTCGTGGCTCCGATCCCAGGCGTGGCGGCATCCCCGATCCAGGCTGCCCTCGGGACCTTCATCCAGCCCGCGGCGCGCACCGCCATGAACGCCGCCCTCGCGGCCCAGATCGCCGCCGACACCCACGCTCCGGTCGATACGGCCGCCATGACCTCGCTTGGATAGGAGCCCGAATTGTCCCCCCAGCCCCCGACCCGGTTCTTCATCAACGGCGACGAATTCCGCCACGGTACGCTGAGCGCGACCGAGGAGTTCCACTGCGTCCGCCGGGTCGCCCCGGTGGTGAAGAACACGGGCGCCCTCGTCACCGCGCTCGCGGCGAAGGACGGCGAGGTGGACGGCGCCGAGCGGATCGCGGGGGTAATTGAGGGCAGCGCCCCGCTGTTCCAGGCGTTCTCCGATCTCTCGGAGGAGGACTCGGACTACGTGATCGCGCGCTGCCTGGGCGCGACCGAGATGCTGGACGGGGAGACGTGGCTGCCGACCTGGGATCGAGAGATCCAGGCCCCGGCGCTGCCCAACCTGCGGATGATCCACGTCCTGCGCATCTGCTACGCCGTGCTACGGGACGCGATCTCAGTTTTTTTTTCAGACGCGGTCTCCAGTTTGACCGATCTGGGTCTTCTTCGGCGAGCTACGACGCCGTGAGGCTCCCCGACGATCTCGACTGGCTCATGTGGCCTGTGATGGCCGAGCCGCCGATGTGCACCTATCGGGAATTGCACGACGGGACCCTGCGCCTCGCGGACGTGGCCCAGATGGTCGATGCGCTCTCGGCTCGCGATGAGAACCGCCGTCGTGCCCACAAGGCCGCGGAGACCGCAGCCAAGCAGCCGGGGCCGTAACCGATGGCCGACAATTACCTGCGCGTCTGCCGCCTGATCGCCGGGGGCAAGACCTACGACCTCAACGACATGCAGGTGGAGTTCTTGGTGCGCCAGAAGCGCATCCAGACGCCCGCAACCGCCGAGATCCGCGTCCTCAACCTCGCGGACACGACCAAGAACGCGATCTGCATCCAGAACCAGTCGGTGATCTTAGAGGCCGGGTATCGCGACCACTACGGGGCGATCTTCAAGGGCACGATCAAGCAAGGCAACCGCGGGAAGATCAACGGCACCGACACGTACATGGACCTGTTCTGCGGCGACGGGGACCAGGGCTACGTGAAAGCCCAGGTGATCAAGACGCTGGCGAAGGGCTCGACCCGGCAGGATGTCGTCAACGAGTGCTTGAAGGCGTTCGCGCCCTACGGGATCACCAAGGGGTTCATGTCCCCGAAGTTGAACGACGGCTTCACCTACCCGCAGGCTGTGCCGTTGTTCGGGTTGGCGCGGGACATCATGCGCCGGGTGGCCAAGGACATCGGGGCGGATTGGAGCTTCGAGTCCATGAAGCTCAACGTCGTCCACAAGACCGAGGCGCTGCCCGGCGGCGACATCGTCATCAACTCGCAGACCGGCATGGTCGGCCGCGCCACCCAGACCTTCAACGGCATCATCGTCCGCACGCTGTTGAACCCGTCGATGTACAAGGACCGGATCGTGAAGATCGATGAGGCTTCGATCGATCGCGCCGCGCCTGATCCGACCTTCGGCTACGACAACCCAAACAACGCCAAGATCCCAAGCATCGCCACGGACGGCCGATACCGAGTCTACGGCGTGGACCGGACCGGCAGCATGCGCGGGAACGAGTGGTTCGACACCCTGTACTGCGCCGCGGCCAAATCAACCGACACTTTCCTGCCGAAAGCCTTGATGGACTTTCAGCAGTGACGGGGGAGATCCACCATGGATGATGTCATCAAGGGCTTCCTCGTCAGCATCGGGTTCGCGGCCGACGACACCTCGCGGGCCAAGGCTGAGCGCAGCGTGGATGCCTACGAAAAGGCCGTCCGTGACGCCGAGAAGGCGATCGAGGACGCCCGCTGGGCCGGTGCGAAGACCCAAGAGGAGGTCGCCAAGCTCTCGCGCGAACTGAACCTGAAGCTCGCCAAGGAGGCGCTGGCCAACGCGCAGGCGCGGGAGAAGCAGGAGCAGGAGGCCGCCAAGAAACACCGGGAGCGCACTGCCCAGGCGGCTGCCCAGATGCGCTCCTTGGTCAGCGTGGCCGCCGCGACCGCCGTGGCCATACAGGGCTTCACCGTGGCGATGGCGGGCTACGCCACCCATGTCGCGGCGAAGCTGGAGGAAATGGCCTACGCGTCCGACCGGACGAAGTCGTCGGTCCAGGACCTCAAGGTGTTCTCCCAGGCGGTGTCGCAGCTTGGCGGCTCGGCCGGTGGCGCCCTCAGCGACTTGGAGAACTTCGCGGCCCGGCTGCGCTCGAACCCGCAGGGCTACACGGCCTTCCTGAAGAGCGTGGGCGTCGAGGCGCGCGACGCGCAGGGCAACATCCGTGGCGCAGCTGAACTGTACAAGGAGTTCCGGCGGAACGTCGGCGAGAAGTCCTACGAGCAGCAGCTTCTCTACATGCAGGAGATGGGCGTCTCGGAGCAGACGTGGCGCGCCACCGAACCCGCGAAGCTCGCGGCCGAGGAGGCCCGCTCCAGGGCGAAGTATGCCCGGCTCGGCTACGACCCCGACAAGGCCAAGGACGACGCCAAGGGGTTGGAGCATGCCCTGCGGGACATGTTCGAGAGCATAAGCATCATCGGCGAGAAGACCGCGTCGAAGATATTCGCGGACGTAGGCGACAACCTGAAGGGCTTCACCACCTTCATCGAGCAGCACGGCGACCAGATCGCCGAGATCCTGTCGAAGGTCGCACAGCTTGTGCTCGCGGTATCACGGGCGCTCCTCGAACTCCTCACCAGCGAGAAGGTGAAGGGCGGCCTCGACTGGCTGATGGGCATGTTCGGCCACGTCGAGGAGGGGACGGGCAAGTGGGTCGCCGACACGGAGAAAATCAAGGCGGCGCTGGAGGCGCTGGCGGTGTTCGTGGCGACCGTCTTCGTCGCGAAGATCACGGGCGCGTTCTCGGACATCCTGAAGGAGTTGAAGCCCCTCCTGCTGCTCCTCGCCCCTGTTCTCGGGGCACTTGGTATCCCGATCCTCGGCACGGCTGCGGTGGGTGCGGCGCTCGGCGGCCTGGGCGATCCGTCGAAGTCGGTCAACGGCACGGGCGGCCGTCCGGACGGGCAGCTAAACCCTGGAGATGAACTGCCCGGTGTCGGCGGCGGCACGCCAGCCCCGGCCGGGGGCGAGGGCGCGTTAGCCCGGATGAAGCGACTGGGGCGTTCCGCGCTGAACGCAGTCGGACTGGGTGGGGGTTCGTCCCGCATCGGCAAGCTGGCGCGCGGCGACAACGTGAAGGCCATCATCGGCGAGTTGCGAGCGGGCGGCTACAACGACAACGCCATCGCGGCCATCGTCGGATCGATGCAGACCGAGAGCAGCTTCAACCCGAAGGCGGCCAACGGCGTGAATGGAGGCCACACCGGGCTATGGCAGTGGGACAGCACCCGCTGGCCGAAGATCAAATCGTGGATCGAGAAGCAAGGCGGCGACGCGAACAGCGCAGCATGGCAGGCCAAGGCTTGGATCGCCGAGCACAATGCCAAGCCGGGCGATGCCATCTTCGATAACCGCAAGACAGCGCAGGGCGGAGACATCCTGAGGAACAACCCGACGCTGGAGGATGCCATTCATGGTGTCCGCTTGAGCGAGCGGTTCGGCGTGGGCGAGGAAGGCGGCCGAGCCGCCAACGCCCGCAACTGGCTTCCACAGATCTCTGGGCAGGGGGGCGCGTCAGCCAATGCTCCAAGTGCCGCGACCAAAACCCCTGGATGGATCGACAAGGACACCTACACGGACGGGCTCAACATCTTCAAGCGAGGCGCGGACGGCAACCTGAGCCGCGTGACCAACATCCCCGGCCAGCCATCTACGGGCGGTGGCCTGCCAAGCCTCGCGGGCGCGGCCCAGAAGTTCGGCGACGGCATGAACCGCTTGGACATGGACAAGTTCAAGGGGATCGGCGCGGCCACCCAGGGCTTCGACCCGAGCCAGTTCCTCAACGCCCCGCCGGTCGGCTCGACCACCAGCAACGACAACTCGGTCAAGCAGCAGAGCTACAAGGGCGGGGACACGCACGTCACGATCAACACCCACGGCGATGTGCGGGACACGGCGGAACTCTGGAAGCGGCACGGTGAGCGGTCGAAGGCCGACGACCTGCGCTATGCCTCCAGCGTGTTCGCGTGACGCTACGGATCGGTGCCAGCGACGCCTGGGCAGAGGGCGTTGAACTCGGAGAGGGCGGTGTAGTACCCCGAGGCCGTGCTGCCTTCCAGCGGTCCGTTGGCGCCGATGATGATGTACTTCGGGCCGCCGCCACCCTTTTGGCGGTTCGGTCCGGCGAACCGGAGGGTATCGCCTCCCAGCGTCGTGAACCGGCCGGTCTGGCAGTTGCCTCGTAGCTCGTCGTTGATCCGCACCTCGCGGAGGGTGCGCTGGACACACTCATCCGAGTTGTCATCGGAATACTCGACGCAGAACTCCTTGGCGTTCTCGCGTGTATGGCGAACGCGGATCACGGCGTTGGCGGTGCCGACCCCTTGAACGGCCGTGACCGTCACCTCCATGCCGACCCTTGAGCCGTAGGGGATGCGTCCCGCTGCGATAGTTGGCTGGACCAGACTGATCAGCATGGCGGCAGCGAGGGCGTAGCGCATGGCAGAGGTCATTCCGGCAGGTTAAGCTGTCTTTTAACGGCGGCGCACTCTGTAGCTGAAGGGGGCGGTCCTTCCAGTCGTGGGTCGTCGGTAAGTTTCACCCCAAGGCACTGAACGAGCTTACGCTTCAGCGGGTTTTCGAGCGCTTTTGAAAATTCTTCCAAGGACTTTATTGCGCTGTACGGGTCGCTGCCAGTTTTGATGGCAGCATAAGCAAAGCCCTCAATCTTATCTGGAGGCGTGTTTATGCGGCGACCGAACTGCTCAGGCGTTTCCCCATGAGACGCGGCGTATTCCCGAACAGCGGATCTAGCCTGTTGAATAGCGCCTCCTTGGTCGGGGCGATTGATATTCGAGGACGGTTGCGCCTGCGGGCTTGGACCACCCTTATTCGCTGGATCGGCTGGTGACTTTGAGCGGACTGAAGGCGGATACCAACTGTTGCCCCCCAGCGCCCGCGTGATGTCGTCATTGGTTGAAGCGCGGCCTTGTCCGAATGCGATCCCAGGAAAGCCGAAGGCCAAGAGGGCGAGGGCGTAACGCATACTGCACAGGTAGGCATGCGCCCCTAAGGTTGTCGAGATGGTCTCGCGAACCTCCCGCAAGATCGGCGCGTTGAGGGGCATGAGCGCCCAGCCCTCCAT